GAGTATGGAGATGGTAATGACTACTTCAACGAACTGATAGAGAGATACTTAGGAAGCCCTACAAACTCAAGATGTATAAACGGTATTGTTGATATGGTTTATGGTAGAGGACTAAACGCAACAGATTCATCAGAGAAGCCTGAGATGTTTGGTAAGATGCAAAGTGTGCTTAGACCTAGTGATGTCAAGAAAATGGTTAATGACCTTAAAATGTTAGGTCAAGCAGCTATACAAGTTGTTTATAAGAAAGGTAAGAAAGAAATATCAGGATTGTATCATTTCCCTATGGAAACTATAAGAGCTGAGAAAGCTAAAGATGGGAGAGTTAAAGGATACTATTATCATCCAGATTGGGCCAATATAAAGCCATCCGACAAACCTAAAAGAATACCTTCATATAAGAATGGTGGTAGATCAGAGACTATTGAGATATATTGTGTTAAACCATATAGAGCAGGGTTTTATTATTACTCACCTGTAGATTATCAAGGATGTTTACAGTATTGCTCACTAGAAGAAGAGGTTTCTAATTATCATCTAAACAATATTAAGAATGGTTTACAACCTTCATTACTACTTAATTTCAATAATGGTATTCCTTCAGATGAAATTCAAGAAAGGATTGAAAGAAAGATATATGATAAATTCAGTGGGTCTTCAAATGCAGGTAGATTTATATTAGCATTTAATGAAAATTCAGAGGATCAATCTACAGTAGAACCTATTCACTTACCAGATGCACACGCACAATATGATTTCTTAGCTAAGGAAAGTAGAGAAAAGATTATGATTGGTCATGGTGTTGTATCACCTATATTATTAGGTATTAAGGATAATACTGGTTTTGGTAATAATGCAGAGGAGCTTAGAACAGCTTCTATACTTATGGATAACATTGTAATTAGGCCATTCCAGACTTTACTTATAGATGCATTTAAAGAATTACTTGCATTTAATGGTGTTATGCTTGACTTATATTTTACAACTCTACAACCAATAGAATTTACAGAATTAGATAATATTGCTACTAAGATTAAGAGAGAGGAAGAGACAGGTGAAAAGTTATCATCAGATAAAGAAGAATCAGTAGAAGAAGATGAGTTGTTAGATGACGATGAGTTATTAGATATAGAGGTTGATTTTGAATTAGAAGAACCTAAAGAAGAAGAGTAGATATGAAAGCATTATTTATAACATTAAAAGAGTTAAAGAGAAAGTCAATATTTGATGGTAATATTGATGCTGATAAATTAATTCAGTTTGTTGAGGTAGCTCAAGATACAGAGATTCAAACTTTCTTAGGAACTAAATTATACGATAAATTACAAGCTGATATTATTGCAGGTAGTTTATCAGGTAACTATCAAACATTAGTGAATGACTATATTAAACCGATGCTTATTTGGTATACTCAAGCGACTTATATTCCTTATGCAGCGTATCAAATATCTAATGGTGGAATTTACAAGCATAATTCAGAGAATGCTACATCTGTAGATGAATCTGAGATTAGAACACTAGCAGCTCATGCTAATGAAACTGCTGAGTTTTATACACAAAGATTTATGGATTATATGAACTATAACAGTGCTTTATATCCTGAATATGTTAGTAATCAAAATGACGGTATGTATCCTGAGAGGGATGTAAACTTTACTGGATGGGTATTGTAAAAAGAAGGAACAAAAAGGTTTATAAACCTAAAAAGGAGAACGAAATTAAATTAAATAGTTATTTAATAAAGAAAGATGGCGAATTCAATAAATTGGGGAAAAGTATATTGTGAGATGATCACCAACAAAGGTTGGGGTCTAGATACACAATGGTCAACTTTTTCAGTTAATGATTTATCTGCTCCTACTTGTTGGTCAGGAGTAAGTCCAGTAACACCGTTTACTGCTGATTTGATTAGCTATTTTGGAGGGAATATAACAGCAGATAGTATAGACTTTACAGCAGATAAAACACAATTATAAAGAAATAATAAAATGGCAAAACAAACAATAGTAACGATTGATGCGGTAGCTGCAAACTCAGGATCAGGTACACCGTTGGCTAACGCATTTAAAATGGTTAATGAAAACTTTACTGAGGTTTATGCAAAACCAGACTTAACGTTATCAACTAACACACTTACTTTAACAAAGTCTGATGGCTCAACCGATACAGTAAACCTAGCTCCTTACTTAGATGGAGACATTACTAGCATTATTGCAGGTGCAGGTTTAACAGGTTCTTCATTGACTACAGGAGATGCTACTTTAAACGTAGTAGCAGGTACAGGTATTACTGTTAACGCTGATTCTGTTCAAGTTTCAGATAACGGTATCGGAGCAACACAATTAAATGTTTCTGGTAATGGGTCTGCAGGACAAGCATTAACATCAGACGGTGATGGTTCTTTTTCTTATACTACATTAACCACAGGTGACATTACAGGAGTAACAGCAGGAGATGGATTAACAGGTGGAGGTAGTTCAGGTGATGTAACTTTAACCTTAGGTGTAGATGATTCTACAATAGAGATTAATTCAGACGCAGCAAGAGTAAAAGACTTAGGAATAACAACTGCTAAACTTGCTGCAGATGCAGTTACAGGAGCAAAAATAGCTGATGATGCTGTAGATAGTGAACACTATACTGATGGCTCAATAGATACTGCACACATTGCAGATAATAATATAACTCAAGCTAAACTAGAAAACAGATATAAAGAAGTTACAACAAGCACAGCGACAGGGAGTCAAAATTTAGATGCTTCAGCCGCAGCAACTTTTAGATTAACAGGTAATGTAGCAACAGCTACCCTTACTATTCAGAATATGAAAAAAGGTCAAGTAATCGATATACTATTTGAAGGAACTTTGAGTAGTGCTGTAATTACTTTAGCTGCAGATTTTACAACAGAAACTTTTAATAAAGTAGGTGCAACTAATTTTGACCAAAGTGCTAAAAACTTGATACAAGTTGTTTGTTTAGACGATACAGACGGAGGAGCATTTTTAAATTATTCAGTTGCTCCATTAGTATTAAACGATGCAACTCCTGCAGATTAAATTATATAAAAATATGAAAGCAATAAAAGACAGTAACGGAGATATAAAAGTGTTTAACAGTACCCCTAAAAATTGGGGTGCTGTAATTTGTGGATTTGATTCATTTTCAAAAGACAAACTTGAAAGCTATGGTTTTTATGACGTAGTAAGACCAACTATAAAAGCTAGTCAAGAATATGGGGAAATAAAATGGGATTCTAAAAACAAAGTATTTACTTACCCTGTTAAAAATAAAACCTATAGTCAATCAGTAGCTGAACTTAAAACACAAAAAATAGAAAATTTAAAATATATATACAATAGTGAATTAAGTAAAACAGATTGGTATATAATAAGAGGTCAAGAAGGTACAGCAGCACCACAAAATATTATAGATGCAAGAGCAGCTTTGAGAAGTGAATGTTCAAGTAAAGAAGCAGAAATTAATGCACTAACAACAAAAAGTTCTATTGTAGATTATCAACTTCCAAGTTTAAGTATATGAGTTTAGGAAAAAGGTTAATTTCAACTGATGCAGCAGGGGGTAGTGATGGTTCTGCTAATTTTAATACTGTTATTTATAATGGTGCAGGTGGAACACAATCTATCACAGGAGTTGGATTCGCTCCTGATTTTGTATGGGTTAAGAATAGAGACAGAACTAATTCTCATATTATAAATACTACATTATTTGGTACAACTGCTTGGATAGACCCCGATGGAACAGGAGCAGCGAATAGTAATGTTAACAGGGATTGGTTTCAAAGTTTTGATAGTGATGGTTTTACTGTAAAAAGAACCGCAGCTTCAGGTGAAACTGCCGATAATTGGAATAGAAGTGGAGATAAATATGTCGCTTGGTGTTGGTACGCTCCTACTTCACAAAGTATTAGTGCAAGTGGTTCTCGTATTGCTTCAACTATAAAAAAGAATGTAGCCGCAGGATTTAGTATTGTGAAATATGAAGGTACAGGAAGCGCTGCTACAGTAGGTCACGGACTATCTTCTGCGCCTGAAATGGTTATAGTAAAAAATGCAGATGTTAGTGGAACTAATTGGTGGGTATGGCATTCAGGTTTAGGTGATGGAACAAAATATTTAAATTTAACGACTACAGCAGGAGTTAATTCTGTTTCAAGTATATGGAATAGTACAGTACCTACATCAACAGTTTTTTCAGTAGCTAATGATGGAAGTAGTAATGGTAATGGAAATACAACACTAGCCTTTTGCTTCCATTCAGTAGCAGGTTCTCAGAAAGTGGGTAGTTACACAGGAGATGGTCAAGCAAATCGAAGTGTAACGACAGGGTTCAGCCCAAAATTTTTATTGATAAAAAGTACAGTAGGAAATGATAATTGGAGATTATACGATACAGTAAGAGGAATTACAGCAGGAGGTTTTTTAGAACCAAACAATTCTGATGGGGATAACACTTATGCTGCTCCTAACATTACAATGACACCTACAGGTTTTGAGATAACTTCAGGCGGAGTTACGGCAGGAAATAATACAGCTTCTAACCTTTACATATATTTAGCAATAGCATAATGGAAGAGTTGAAGATTTATGGACTTAACGTTATTGCATTAGCTTTTTCCGTTAGTGCTGTAAATCCTTTCTTACAAGCTATAAGCCTTTTACTTGCTATTGGTTATACTATTATATCAATTTCTAAAAAGTTAAATAAATGACATTACCTAAAAATGGAGTAGCAAAAGAGATACGAAGTTATGCAGGTAGTTTATTTGTATTTCTGTTTATAGTTGGAATAATAATAACTTTTGTACAGTTTCCAGTATTAGAATCTAACAAAGAAATTGTATTAATGTTAATTGGTTCT